CCTGCGATCAAATTAATGAAATGTTTGGATTGAATATTTCAGTAAACTATCAAGAAAATGTCGCTGATAAAGATTTTGAAGATGTTGACGATGTTGACAATGAAAAAAACGTGATGAATACTAAAATTTACGGAAGAGTGGATTTGAAATAATGTTTGATTATAATACTGGTGTAATCCTATGGTATTGTATTCAGGTTGGTATAATTGGTGTTGGAATCATATTATGGTTGGTGATTAAAAAATGAGTATGTATACTACAGAACTAAGATATATTTGCGAAAGCTATGCAGGATTAACAGAATCAGCAGG